CTTGGTCACCAGCACTCAATCCTGAATTGAATGTTAGTATACTTCCCTGTGTACTAAAACCTGTTGTTTGTTCTACGTCATTTACAAATACGTGTCTGTTGTGGTCTTCATAAATTACTTGTTGTCCGTAATTATCGTAACCACTGAAAACTGTTTGTCCTGCTGTTGCAGTAAACTGATAGTATCCAAATCTTGTTCCTGCCTCTTGGAATAGTTCGTCACCAGCAGAACCAATCATACCAAATGCACCACTACCGTTAGTACCAGTATTATCAAAGATAACTAAATCACCACCTTCGTATCCTGAACCGTCTGCTTCAATATATACTTCTTCTACAGAACCTGTTTGTATACCTTCTACTACAGAAGTTGAAAGACCTACTTGACCTAACTGGTTTTTTGAACCTTGGAAATTAATATCGTCATTTATTGCATACAAAGAACCTATCGAAGCAAAACTTGATTCTAATATCAAACCACCACCGTCTTCTAGAAGAATGTCTCCGTCATCACCGTGGTCAATGTATATTGAAGAATCGTTATCATTGAATGTTGAAATGATACCTGATACTGTTCCTGCTCTTTTTACTTTAGTATCTCTATCTAAAAGTTCTATAGTAGAACCTTCTCTAAATTCTTTACTTGCTATGTTTGTTATATCAAGTGAAAATAATGTTTCAGAACCAACCACTGGATATACAATGTTAACGATACCCTGTGCGTAAACAACTCCACCTTCATATTCAGTTATGGTATCTGTTGCTTGTGGTCTATCTTTTTCTATGGGGATATTAACAACCATTCTTCTTTCTGAAACATAAGAAGATTCACTTGACTTGATTGTATTATCGAATGGATATGATACCTCTGCTTCCTGCCCGTATAGAAGTCTTAAAAGGAACTTTAATGAATCAGGGGAACCTTTCTTTTGATAAAGGTCTCTGATATGTTTTATTGTACTTCTCTTGTTTGAGTTTAAACTCGCATCAAGAGAGGGCATGAAATCTTTTTGGAAAAATTCTAAGAAGTTTTCTGTTGTTTTATCTACGTCTGAGTATTCTAAGATTTTATTATTTGCACGAATACTAGATTCTTTATATGTGGAAACAACACCAGTTTGTCCACCTGTTCTACCAGTTACATTTTCAAGAGGTTTGAAACCAAAACCTGAAATAGTCTTAACGAATAATTGGTCTCCGTTAACGACATTAATCTTTGCGACTGTTTTAGATTTATCACCAACAAGATACTCACCTACAGTAAATGGGTCAGCACTTGCAGTTGGATTAGTAACTGTTTGCTCTAATAATATTTTATTGTCTACAGTTGTAGAAGGAGAGATGGTTGCAGTTTCATAAAGTATGTCACCACTTCCATCTTCCAATCCTACGTTGTCAATAGTTGATTGACTTTTGAGAACTACTGTCTCATGTTCTAGGAACTCAAAGTACGCTTTCAGGAAGGCGACAAATTCTGGCGACTCTGCCTGAACAAAGTCGGGTACTAGACTATTAAGTCTAGGTAGTAATTTGTCAACCCCCTGAATTCCACTCATATTATGATAGTGTAACTGTACTATTAAAGTTTGATAGAACAAACCAGTTAGAACCGTCCCAAACACAGATAACCGCATCACCCTGAGTATCCTGAGAGATTTGGTTACTTGAACTTGTTCCACTTCCGAAACTGGTTACAGTAATGTTAGCCGCATGGGAAGATGCAGGTTCAGTTTTTTGATAAATCAATTTTAACTGACCAACGTCTGTTCCGTTGTCTAACGTAAATGCAACGTTACCTGAAGCACCTGATAAATCAATCGCAGTTGCGAATGAAGAAGCAAGGTTACTTGCAGTTGCCGTTACTGTTGTAATATCGTCAACTGCTAAGTGAGTTGGGATATTTTCAAAAAGTTGAGCAATTGTCATCTTTTTGTTTACAGGCGTTCCGCCTGGGTTATCAACGATGTGAAGTAAATCATCACCACCGATGTCTGCGTCTGCTACTGCAGTTAACGCTGATATTTTCTTATCTGCCATTTGAATTTTCTCCTATTTTAATCCAATTTAATGGTAAACTACTCAGGGGACTCCTGACCACTTTATCCATGGTTAATAAGTCGAGGTTGACGTTGGAGTAAATCCTACACCAGCACTCGATTCACCGCTTGCAACGGTATCCAATTCACTTGAGACCTTGATATCAGCAGAAGAGATATCGATTAACGAACCTCTCTTTGCAATAACATCATTTGAGTTAGGTATTAAAGTGAAGTCAATCGTATTGTCTGAATTAACTGTTGAAGTTATGTTCAGAGCATTGATTGTTATTTTACCAGTGCCATATGCGATAGTACCCGCTTGGTTATCTTGATAGACTCTTACAGAACCTGATAGATAGTACCTACGGATATTACCTTCACCGTCATCGTCAAAAAACATGACGTTGGTTGCATCGCCACTAATGTAAAATCCTGTTGACGTTGTAATACCACCAGCGTGTTTATTATGTCCACTGTGTGGGTTATACAACGGGTTACCAAAGTCTACTGTTATTCCAGCAGTTTGACCTAGTAACAAAATCTTTTTCTTAAGCATTAGTCTTACGTTAGTTACATTTGATAGAATAGAACTATCCACTTCGTCTATGTTTCTTAGAAGATTTGAATGTCTGAATATACTATCAAAGTTATTAAGATTATCTGTATCATATTTAACGATAGCGTTCTTAACTAAAGTTTCTAACTCACCACTTGTTAAATCTGTTAATTTTTCATTGAATTGAAATGTAGTATTAAGTAAAATCTTAATAATTTCAGCGTCTACTATTTCAGGTCTAACTGTTATAACATTTAGTTTGTTTAGATTTGCTTTGACCTGTGTCTTTTCTACGTCTGATAAGTAATCACTATTCAATGGTTTGATTGCAACAAAAACTTTACCATATACAGGTGGGTCATTATCTTCTCCGCCCCATACTGCTACTGCATCTGCATTTGGATAATACTCTGAGACTTTTGCTTTGTAGTCATTCAATGTTACTAATCTGTTTTGTGAAGAATAGAACTTTGTTGCCTTAAACTTGATTGATTCTACAGATTCTTTTTCTGAACCACCCTGTGCTATATTTGTAGTTACAACTGTTGAATCTGAGAAACCATTGATTGCGTCAGTAAGACTAAATGTATTTGCGCCATTAGCATGAATAACGTCTACAATCGTATATTGTATTGTAATAATATCTCCGTCATTCAATTCTGCACCGATACTACCGTCACCAAAATATACTTCGGTAAATCCGTCTTCGTTTTCTTGAGTAAAGTATACTTTACTTGTAGAAAGAATATTTGATATATCACTTGCAAGAGCATATGCGGTACTTGTACCACCTGAGTTTACAGATACAGTCATTGCAGTTCTATCTATTCTTGATTGACTTAGTACAAACTTAGGATTTGCAATTTGTCTATCATAAACAAAAACGTCACTTGCATTTGTTCCTTGTTTTATATTGATTCCTGTATAAGAAAAACTTTTTCCATTTGGTTGAGGTGTTACACCTGCACTTACAACAAAGTTGTATGCTTTACCGTCATACTGAGTTGAGAATCTTGTACCTGCTTCGATAGTCATATCGTTTGCACTTGGGAATGTACCGTCTGCATTTCTTACGTTATTCATAGTTAGGTCAACGATTGCTGTAGAGGCAGATTCTGAAGCAGGGACGAAACCTAAATCTTTCGCACGTGATACAACGTTCTTTCTCATTTGTGCGGAATCTAAGAATAGTTCTGAAGCAGCTATGTTTGTGTTTACTGCTCCGATATGTGATGAATACGCAAGTAAGTCTATTAACATTGAAAGTGTTGAACCTTCAAAGTCATAATCTTTTAGACTATCTTGTCCTTTTAAATAACTTTTCAGATTTTGACTTATATCGTCAAAGTCTAAATCAGTTACATTTAGTGATGAACTTTTAACTGCCATTTAGTGTCCTCTATCTCGCCCTGCTAACAGTGAAATCTAGTTCCTGTCCTTGGGAGTTGTTCTTTATGTTGTAGAAAATAGTAACGTCCAATTCATTTCTATCTGATACTTCGCCGAATTGAACCTTTACATTCTCAACTCTTGGTTCAAAGTCTTCGATAATCTTTTGAACTCTGACTGCAAGTCTTCTTACTTTCCTATCCGTGGTCATTTCAAAAAGTTGATTCCTCAAAGAAGACCCCAAACTTGGTTTGAAGGGTCTCTCATAAAAATTAGTTAGAACTATATTTCTAACTGCACGTTTAATAGCGTCTGTATCATATTTAATGGTAACGTCACCCGTAATCGGGTGTGGTCTAAACCTAAAATCTATATCTGCGTATAGTTTTGTTTCCGCAACGTTTTGTCCCTGTGATTTTAAGTCTGCCATACTTCTATTTATACAACCTCTCTAAATTTATGCATCAGGAATTGTGGTATCTGTTTGAACACCAGCATTAGCACCAACACCTGTATCTTTAGAAGTTGATTTGTGTACATGAGTCGCAAGAGTCGGTGCGTTTCCAGCGTCTGTTGATACGTCACCAACTGAATGTGTTGTTTTAGTAACATGTACTGTACCGTCAACTGTTAAATTTGTAGTCATAAGTGTTTCGGGTGAAGTGAATGTTGTATTACCAACCACGTCTGCATTTAGTGTTCCGCCTATACTTGCATTTACGTTTCCGTCTACCATTAAATCTGTATGTCCTGCTACGTAGATATCTGCATTACCTGTCGCTACTGCGATTCTAACATTACCCTTTTCGACAGACACGTCTACGTTACCACCGACAATTAGTTTATTGTCTTTTGCAACTACAGTATAATTATCATTTACAATTCTAGTTACCTCTGAACCATCAGGGTGTATCTCATGGAACGTTCCACTTCTATGTTCGATTGCCATTCTTTCTACACCAAGAGTATCGTCTATCTCAACGATATGTCCTGACTCTGTAGTCATGGATTTGTTATATGGATATACTGGTTTAGCAGGTGATACTGGGAATGCCCATTCCTCGTCTACTACTCTTTTCTTTGTATTGTCTGTAAAGATTTCTTTTGTGTTTATGTGTTTTAGATTCTCAACTTTATCGTCTACAACTTTTGTAAAACTTCTATGTGTATATGTTGCGATACCTGTTGTGTTATCATTTAAATCTGAAGCGTCATAGTATCTTGGATAGTAAGGTAAATCATCTTTGGTAAGTTCTACTTCTTCTATTGTTGAACCTGTTCCGTCATAGTTCAGCGTGAGAGACTTGACGTGTTTTGGTGCGGTATCTAATGCAGTAGTCAATCCAAAACTTCTAGTCCTATCGTGTGTAGGTGTTTCACCGTCTGGCGTCTCAGCATAGTCTGCTATTGTTAATCGTCTTGGGTCATTGAATCCGTCTTCAATCTTTCTTTGTATCAATTCGTCTTTGATTGTAATACGAGAACCCTGTGCAGGCATTCCAGCTGCT